TTCAGGGGCTTGCAGCTAAAGCTAAATTTTACGCGTGGAAGAGGTGTTAAATGAGCACAGAAGAAGATAAATTTCAACATTCTCGTCGTATTTTGCAAAAACAAAATCACATTAAACATGAACTAGACATTGCTAAAGCTTACGGGTTAAATGCAGAAGAACCTCATAAGTTTGCTAAAAAGCATGCATTTAATTGTGGTAACCCTAGATGCGTAATGTGTGGTAATCCAAGAAAAATGTTTAAAGAAAAAACTATACAAGAAAAATCATTTGAACAAACACAATCATGGAATGATGAATGGAAATAAAGCTAATTAGTTATTCACAAGCTTCAGAGGAGATGTTAAAAACCTATGAACACCACCTTATTCCCAATATACAAGATCTCGTTGCCTACTGCGCCAGAGTCTCCAATCCGAGTAATCAATCCAATACAGAAACTTCAGAACGACTTATCCGGTACCTTATTAAAAACCAACACTGGTCACCCTTGGAGATGGTCAGCGCCTGTATCGAAATCACTACCACCCGAGACATTGCCAGACAAATCCTTAGACACCGAAGTTTTAGCTTTCAAGAGTTCAGCCAGCGATATGCTGACCCACTTAAAGAACTCACGTTTGTTTTTAGAGAAGCAAGGCTACAAGACCCAAAAAACAGACAAAACTCCATTGAGATAGGTAAAACACAAGGGGATATAGATAAGCAAGAACTTTGGAAAATGATGCAGCAAAATGTTATGTATACTGCTTTTGAAGCGTATGAATGGGCTATTAAAAATGGTATTGCTAAAGAGCAAGCAAGATGTGTATTACCAGAAGGTAATATTCAATCTAAACTCTACATGAATGGTACCTTGAGATCTTGGATACACTATATACAATTACGATCAGCTAATGGTACACAAAAAGAGCATATGTTAATAGCTAAAGAGATTGCTCATGTTATTTCAAAAATATTTCCGATGTCTCAAGAATTCATCGGTCTAGACACATAAATACATTACTATGTGGTTACTCAGTCTTTTACCTAGTTGGTTTGCCTACGCTATAACTACTGTTGGGTTTTTAGCAGTTATAGCTAGCCAATTCCTCATGCGAATTCCCGCCGTCGCAATGTATAATTCCATACTCAGGTATGGGGGATTCTTATTGTTTGTTGCTGGGTTGTTTATATCTGGTATTGCTGCTAATGAAGCAAAGTGGCAAGAACGAATAAAGGAAATGGAAGAACAGGTAAAGCAAGCTGAGGAAAAAGCTAAAGAGCAAAATATCGTAGTTCAAGAAAAAGTTGTAGAAAAGACTAAAGTAGTTAAAGAAAAAGGTGAAGCAGTTATACAGTATGTTGATCGGGTAGTAAAAGGGGATACACAGGTTATTGAAAAGAATTTGTCAGAAGCAGAAAAAGCTGAATTTAGAAAGAAAATAGAAGAGCTGGAAAAAGTACAAAAAGAATGCCCTGTAGTACCTAAGCTTATTATTGAAACTCACAATGAAGCGGCTAAGCCTCCCACCAAGGGAGAAAAGAAATGAAATTAATTATAACTTTACTAATTACTTTATTGTTAGCTGGTTGCGGATCACTAAAGCAGTTAGTACCAGTCAAGCCCCCTCCATTCCCCGAAGCAGTTAAAGAACTTACCGATCCATGCCCAGATCTTAAAAAGATTGAGGGTAACCAAGTAGCTATCATAGATCTGTTGAAAGTTGTCGTAGAAAACTATACTATGTATTATCAATGCAGTCTTAAGAACGATGGTTGGAATGACTGGTATAAAACTCAACGGGACATATACGAAAAGGCACTAAGAAAATGAAGTACCTAGCATTTGTTTTTAGCACTTTATTATTAGCAGGTTGTGCAACGTCTAAAGAGCAGATGTACTATGATACCGCGAAAGCTATAAGTAAAGATAACACTGTATCACAGACAGCTTGTTGGTCCGCTATTACCGAAATAGCAAGAGGTGGTGATAATGGTGCTAAAGTAGGCGCTATTGCACTTGCAGAAAGATGTAAAAACGATACCATGAAGGTAGAACCTCCCAAGAAAAATTGGTTGGGTCTTTGATCTAAAATAACAACACGGAGTAACTTATGACCCCTGGTCTAGTACATGGGATCACGGTAGACTATTCTCGAGACAATCTGTTCGATGAATTAGGCATTAAACGTCTACATGAATCGTATATGATGGAAGGTGAAACCTCACCACAAGAAAGGTTTGCATATGTCTCAGCAGCGTTTGGAAGTAATTCAGAGCACCGTCAGCGTCTTTACGATTATAGCAGTAATCACTGGCTTAGCTATAGCACACCTATACTCTCTTTTGGACGCTCAAAGCGGGGTCTTCCTATTAGTTGCTTTTTACCTTATCTGGACGATAGTTCTGAAGGTCTGGTCAATACTTTATCGGAAGTCAACTGGCTCTCCATGCTCGGAGGAGGTGTAGGAATTGGAATTGGTATACGTAGTGCAGATGATAAGTCTGTCGGTGTTATGCCCCATCTTCGTACTTATGATGCTTCGTCATTGGCATATAGACAGGGGCGTACTCGTAGAGGCAGTTATGCTGCATATTTGGATATCAGTCATCCTGATATCTTATTATTCCTTGACATGAGGAAACCTACCGGTGATCCTAATATGCGAGCGCTTAATCTACATCACGGTATTAATATTACCGATGACTTTATGCGGGTCATTGAACGGTGTATGATAGATCCAAAAGCTGATGATACTTGGGAATTAAAAGACCCGCATGATGGTTCGGTTAGGGAGAAGATTCCTGCCAGAGAATTATGGCAACGCATTCTTGAACTTAGAATGCAGACCGGTGAACCTTATCTACATTTTATAGATACAAGTAATAAAGCCTTACCAGAATTTCAAAAGAAACTTGGTCTAAAAATTCGCCAATCAAATCTGTGTTCTGAAATTATTTTACCTACCGACAAACAAAGAACGGCCGTATGTTGCCTTAGTTCAGTCAATCTGGAGTATTACGATGATTGGAAAAATGATAAGTATTTTCTTCGGGACGTTGCCGAGATGCTTGATAATGTATTGCAGTACTTTATTGATAATGCTCCTGATACTGTCGAAAGGGCAAAGTTTAGTGCTACTAGGGAGCGTAGCATTGGTGTGGGCGCTCTCGGCTATCATGCTTACCTACAGCGCAATGGTGTACCTTTTGAATCCGCCCTCGCAGTAAGTAAAAACAGACAGATTTTTAAATATATTCGAGAAGGATTAGATCGTGCAAACCTTGACCTTGGAAAGGATCGTGGCGAAGCTCCTGATGCTGTGGGCACTGGGCGTAGGTTCAGCCACCTTATGGCTATTGCTCCCAATGCTTCATCATCCATTATTATGGGCAATACCTCTCCTAGTATTGAACCTTATCGTGCTAATGCTTATCGTCAGGATACTTTATCAGGCGCACATCTTAATAAGAATAAGTGGTTAGACAAAATTATAATGGAGAAATGCAATGCCGACTCTAAATTGGATTATAACGACATCTGGTCAAGTATCATCGCCAACGATGGCAGCGTTCAACACCTTGAATTCCTATCAGAGTGGGAACGTGATGTATTTAAGACGTCAATGGAAATTGACCAGAGATGGATTGTACAGCATGCCGCTGATCGCCAGCCCTATATTGACCAAGCGCAAAGTGTCAATCTCTTTTTCAGACCAGATTCAAACGTCAAATACATCCATGCGGTACACTTTATGGCATGGAAGGCCGGACTCAAAACGTTATACTACTGCCGCTCAGAGAAGATTGGCAAAGCTGATAAAGTCTCTAAGCGAATTGAAAGACGGGTCATAGAAGAAATAGATTTAAAACAATTAGCAACCGAAGAGGTTTGCTTAGCTTGCGAGGGATAAATGAAAATACTTAAGTTTCAAGCCGATTGGTGTGAACCATGTAAGGCTCTCACCAAACTCATAGAAGAAATTGATACAAAAATTGAAATAGAAGTTATTGATATTGATAAAGAACCATTGACAACAACAAAGTATGGTATTCGTGGTGTTCCTACATTAGTGAAGATTGATGAAAATGGTATTGTAGATAGACTTACAGGTTACAAAAACAAAAAACAAATAGAGGATTTCATTAATGGTTAAAAAGCAACCCACCAATCTTACACAAGAAAGACAGTATTATAAACCATTTAACTATCCATGGGCCTATGATGCGTGGTTAAAACATGAGCAAAGTCACTGGCTTCACACGGAAGTACCAATGCTTGAAGATGTAAAAGATTGGAAAAATAAACTATCAGAACACGAAAAGAAATTCCTCACCAATATCTTCCGTTTCTTCACACAAGGTGATATTGATGTGGCTGGTGGTTATGTGAAAAATTATTTGCCATATTTTCCACAACCAGAAATTCGTATGATGTTGGCTGGATTTGCTGCTCGTGAGGCTCTACACATTGCGGCCTATAGCCATTTGATTGAATCTCTTGGAATGCCAGAGACTACATATAATGAGTTTCTACAATACTCCGAGATGAAAGAAAAGCATGATTACCTTTTGGATCTCAGCTCGAAGAACGGCACTAAGGAATCTACCGCTACACACATTGCTGCGTTCTCAGCGTTTACGGAAGGCATGCAGCTCTTTAGTTCTTTTATTATGCTTCTTAATTTTCCTCGTCACGGCATGATGAAAGGCATGGGACAAATTGTAACATGGTCAATTGTAGATGAGACACAACATGCCGAGGCCATGATTAAATTGTTTCGCACCTACATAGAAGAAAATAAAGAAATCTGGAATGACAGTCTTAAATCACAAATTTACACGATTGCTACCAAAATGGTGGAGCTTGAAGATAAGTTTATTGATTTGGCATTTGGCGTGGTACCTATGGTTGACTTGGACGCTGCTGACGTTAAACGTTATATCCGCTATATTGCTGACCGCCGTCTTATCAGTTTGGGTCTTAAAGGAATCATGAAAGTCAAAAAGAATCCATTGCCTTGGGTTGAAGAAATGATTAATGCACCAACACACACAAACTTCTTTGAGAATCGTGCTACAGATTATTCAAAGGGTGCGCTGTCAGGTAATTGGGAAACTGTTTGGGGTAAGGCTGCATAATGCCTACACTTAAACACACTTGTGATAACTGTGATTCGGTGTTTTCAATACGTTATGAAGAAGAGTTTTGCGAAGATTCACCACACTATTGTCCATTTTGCGGAGACTATATAATTCAAGACGATTATATAGATGAAGAAGATGACTAATGTGGACATACAAAGGCCAAGAATTTTGCGAAGAACATATCGGCTCTACTTACGGTTATGTTTATTGTATTACCAATCTACAAGATGGCAAACAGTACATTGGTAAGAAGTTTTTCAGTAAGGCTGGTTATAAGACCGTAAAAGGTAAACGCAAGAAAATCCGAAAACCCTCAGACTGGTTAACCTACTGGGGGTCTAACAAAACACTCCTTGAAGATATACAAAGACTCGGTGAACAAAACTTTCGCCGAGAAATTTTGCATTTGTGTACCACCAGATCCGATTGTGCCTATCTGGAACTAAGAGAACAAATAGACCGGCGTGTATTAGAATCTGATGGATTTTATAATGAATGGATCATGGCAAAAGTTCGCAAAGACCACCTAAAATTTCATAAGGTGAAATAATCTATGTTGCAGTGCGGTTGTCGGAGCATATATAATACTAT